CTCAACAGCAACTAGAAATCGTCAATCGTTCATACGATGACTTTATTGCTTTTACTAATGGTGAGATGGGGTGCATTCCCCCTTGCATACCAAATCCTTATTCGTAGGATCTAATGGATCATATCCATAGACTCCGTACTCTAAAACGTCCACATGGAAGTCCTTTCGGAATCCCTGTTAATATTGTATTAACTGTACCGGACGATGGTCATAAGGATCGCATTGTAACGAAATCTCACCCAGGGCTGGTTGCCCGAGCTTAATAAATTAGGTAAGGCGCGTTCAACTTTCTAAGTTAGGACGAGCGACTTTCTCAAGTGTTTGCCGGTAAAAGGTAAGAAGCAGTAGAATCCATGGAGCTAGGTCCGATTACGAACTCGTTTATTTCGAGTGACTTAACTGCTGCTTCGGATAAAATTCCTCACGAACTCGCCATTGCTCTTTGGCAAGGGTTCATCTAGTCTGGAATCCTCAGCGACATTGATTAAGAGGTTTTGGCCTATTGTCTCGGCCCCTAATTGTTAATATACCCTGAAGGTCTAAAATAAGATTAAAGTAAGTGCATTTTTGGTGAATCAACTCGTCTAACGACTTGTGGAATTCTCATGGGTCTACCATTAACTTGGATAACCCTCAACCTTATGCATTTATTCTGGGTGGATACAGCACATTTAATGTGCGGGGAACCTGTATACAGGAGCCTCAAAACTACCAGAATTTGTGGAGACGATCTACTTGGTCATTGGCCTGAGAAGATTTGCCGCACTTACGAAAAATTAGTACTTGATTGTGGAGGGAAATTATCCGAAGGAAAGCATTTTAAATCTAAGAAAGCTTTCGTCTTCACCGAGATTATCGGAAGGATTAATTTCAGCAATGTGGAGAAGAAGGATGTATAGAAGTAGTTAGGCCTAATTGATAATAGATCAATGTTTGCCAAGTTTTAAAGACTTCCTGACGAAATAAAAATGTAGAAGATACCTAGACGAATCGAATTCGATAGATACCTACCTGTCAAGGGTCTTCTTCATGATTC